AGCGGAGATCGTTCTCCTCCCGCAGCTTCTTGTAGTGCTTCATGTGGTTTCCTTCTGTGCGGGCTCAGGATCGGTTGACGTTCAACACACCTGAGGAATGGAGAAGAGCCCCGTCCGCCCGCACGCTGGCGACGAAGGCCGTACTGTCCGAGTCGCTGTAGCGCTCGCCGAGGCGAGTCACAGTGAACCCGGCGAAGTTGGTCACGAGCAGGTACTTGCTCGGATCGAAGAACATGACGAGCGTGTCGCCGGATGCCGGCGTCGTTGCGCTCAGTCGGTAGTGAATGGTCGGCAGGCCCTCGACCGTGGTGCCGGATTTCATGTTGCCCATGAACACTGGGAACAGCGGCGGGTAGAAGGTCGAGTCAAACGAAGCAGTCAGTCGAGCGTAGATCACTGCGACGCTGTTGACCCAACTTTCGTACGACATGGCCGGGAGCGCACTGTTCGTTGCGGTCCAAGCAGCAGCGAGGACATCGCTCGCCTTGTTGGTCGTGGCGACGCCGGTGCTCGCCGTTCGGCTGTAGGCACGGGCCGAGTTCCAAGCGCCCTGGCACTCGCTGGTGCCGTTGCCGATCAGGATCTGGCGATTGATCTCGCTCCTGAGCGTTGTCACAAGTTCCTGCATGAGGAACTGCTCGACGCTTGCTGCCGAATTGCTGTCTTCCAGCAGTTCGTTCGACACACGGCACCACGAGTGAACCTTCTTGAGTCCGAAGGTGTAGGTGGTGCTGCCGCCAGATCCCTGCTGCGGGAGGGCAATCTGCGTTCCGCTGGTCCAAGTCTCGGTGCGCAGACCCTCCGTTCCGATCACAGCCGTCGCCGTCGCGCCGCTGCCGCCGCCACCACTGAACGAAACGGTCGGTGCGGACGTGTAGCCGGAGCCCACGTTTGTAATCGCGATGGACGTGACCGCGCCTCCAGAGATGGTTGCCGTGGCTGCAGCGCCCGATCCACCACCACCCGAGAACGCAACGGTGGGGGCCGTGGTGTAACTGGTTCCGCCAGCGGTGACGTCGATGCGAGACACGACGCTGGTGTTGTTCACAGCCTCAGATCCGACGTAGATCGGTGCCGTGAACTTTTCAGCGCTCTGCACCATTCGGACACGGCTCAGGATGGCGTCCTCTTGGATCGCCAAGTCGATGAAGTTGTTCCACGAGGTCGGTGCCACGCCGCTGCCAAGGCCAGTGCCGGCAAGGCTGAGTGCTCGAAGCTCTGGCTGCGTCAGAGCGTTCGCTCCACGGCGCAGGTACTTCTGGAACAGGCCGCGGTATTCCTCGCCGCCGCGGTCCAGGGTGTTCATGTTGTCTGCCATCGCAGTCTCCGTTTGAGCGCTGCGGCGGCGTAAAAATGGCGCACGGCCGCAGCGGTTGGGGGCTTCATTTCCAAACGCTTGCGCACCAGTGCGCCACGAGGGCTGCGACGGAGGTGTGCCTCGCTTCCGGTCGACGTGCACTAGGCAGTGGTCGCTGGTCGCGGTGCTATTCAGTTGGGGGCATTCTCACACGCCAGAATGCCTCTGCAAGACCCTTTCAGCGCGGGGGCGGCAGACGGAGGGTCCGACGCACCGGCGCGTCCTGAGCGGCTTCCCGGGCCTCCACGCTGGTCGTGGGGTTGGCAGGGAAGGTCACCAGAGACAGCTCAAGCAGGTCGGCGTCGAGGATCACCCGCACGGGCTTGGTCTCGCCCTTCTCGTAGCGCTCCTCGCGCACCATGAACCCGAAGCTGCACTGGCTCACCACGCCGCTCTCGACCAGGGCGTGCGCCTCGCGGGCGGTCGCCGTGTCGGGCAGGGTGGCTTCAAAGCCAAGGCCCTGCTCGTCGGTCCAGAGGCGCAGGTTGCCGGCGCGGACCCGAGCGAGCGGCTTGCCGGTGTCGTGGTTCCAGAGCAGGGCAATGTCGGCAGGGTTCTCGAGGGCCCGCTCGAACGCCTTGGGGTCGATGCGCTCCATCTCTCGCCCCATGTCGTAGGTCTGCCAGGTGACGGCATAGCCGCGCACCTTCAGGTCGGCGGCCTCGCTCAGGGTGCCAAGGGCACGGGTTTCAGGCTTGCTCATTTCGTTCCTCCAGTACGGGTTCGTTCAGGACTTCCATGCGCACCAGATCCAGCAGCTCGGCAGCGGCCGAGCCCGGCAGGGTGCGCCACGATTCGATGCTTTCGCTCAGGTCTGCGATCCGACCGACGCCCCGACGCAGCTGGCGGCCGTGACGCAGGAGCGCCTCGTCGAGCACCTTGGCTGCCTTGGCTTCGTCGCCAAGCAGGCGCCCAAGTCCAGCCACCGTGTCACGCAGGTCGGCGTCCAGGCACTCGAGCGGGGGCTCCCACTTGTCGAGCTTCGACTGGGTGCGCTGCTTGAGCAGGTAGTCGCTCACGCGGCCAAGGTGCCGGCGGTAGGCGGCTTCGATCGCCGGCCGGACCGCGGCGATGGCTGCCATCCGCTGCGCCGCGGCGATGAGGTCGCGGGCCCGCTCGGTCTGCTCGTCAGTGTCATCCTCCTCAGGCTCCACGTCGACGCTCGCAGGCACAGGCTCGACCTCCTCGGGCTCGACATCCTGCGACGGCGGGACGGAAGATCCGGCCGGCGCCCCGGGCGTCTCGGTGTTCAGTGGCACCCGGATCTGGTCGCCACCATCGACAGCCTTCAGACCCTCACGCACACGGCACTCGTTCGGGGTGAGGATGCCGTTCGTGACACCGACCGCGTATGCGTTGAACCGGGTGCTCATGTCTGCCCGGAGCAGGCTGTCGAAGTTGATGCGGGTGCAGTAGGGCTCGCCGCGGGCGATCAGCTTGCGGCTGGCTTCCTGCTCCATGCGCGTCGCCCAGCTCGCCAGCGTCAATTTGACGAACTCAAAATCCTGCTGTTCGGCCGAATTATACGACGTGCTGTCCGTGTCTCCGATCTTGTGCGCAGGCACTTGGAACATGGCGGCGATCTGCTGCCGGCAGTACTTGCGCATCTCGATCACGTCGTTGTCCTTGACCGTGTTCGCGATCGGCTTGTACTCAAGACCGTCCTCAAGCACGGCCACGCGGCCGGCGCGGCTTGCGCCACCGTGAGCAGCCTGCCACGCCTCACGCAGGCGCTTCGACGCCTCCGGGCTCAGGCGGCCCGGCATCTTCAGCGTGCCTGCAGGGACGGCATTGTTCGCGATGAACCGCGTGATGAACTGGGTGATCTCCAGCTCGAGTGCGATCACGTCGCGCATCAGGTGGATCAGCGGCACGCCAAGGATGCCGTCGAAGGTGGTCGCGTTCACCAGGTGGAACATGTCGAACGAGCGGAAGCGTCGGGTCTGCTTCTCGGCGTCCTTGCCCGTGTACTTGCCCGTCCAGACCTGGTAGTAGGGCTGGTTCTGCCCGTCACGGTAGACCGCAACGTAGTCCGGGCGCAGGGGCTCGAGGGCGAGCGGGCGGCCGGCCGCGTCGCGATGGATGTAGGCGTAGGCGTTGCCCGTGAGCAGGCAGTCGGAGATCATCTTCTCCTTCCACTGCAAAGCACCGACGTCCTCGTTCACCTCGTAGTTCAGCAGCGTGTGCAGGGGATGCTGAGACTCGGCGACCTTGCCGTCGCTCGTCTCGCGCAGCACTTCCCAGTCGAGTCGGGCGATGCTCGACGCGATCAGGCGCACGCAGGCGTAGACGCTCGGGGCCTCAAGGGCTCGGGCCGGCGTGATGGATTCGCCCGTGTAGGAGTAAGACTGGACATAGCTCTGCACGCTGCCGCTGGTCGCCTGCCCGATGGGCACGGTGTCCTCGAAGTCGGAGCGCGGCGGCACGGGGCCGAGGTAGCGGCGCAAAATGTCGGTCAGACCCATTCGATGTTCCTTTCCTCGTAGACGCTGGGACCGCTGTCGTCCTTCTGGTGCAGCCATGTGGCAAGACCAGTGACGAGCGCGGCGAGCGGGTCGATCCGCTCGGTGCTTGACGATTTCGATGGCTTCACGTTGCCTGCAGGGTCGCGATCGAGCACACAGTTGCTCACGGCCCAGTTCAGCAGGTGGTTATCGTTGTGGCGCAGCTTCTTCCCGATCACAAGTGCCTCGAGGCGCTTGGCCGGCTCGCTCAGGGTGCGGTAGCCCTGACGCACCTCGATCATCGGGATGCCCTCGGAAAACAACTGCGTAGCGAGTTGCGTCGCACCCCAAGGGTCGTACCCGACGGCCTTGACCTGGTACTGCTTCGCGACCTCGCGGATCTTGTGCGCGATGAAGTCGTAGTCGACGACCGCTCCCGGCGTCGGCTGCAGCCAGCCCTTCGCGGCCCACACCTCGTATGGCGCGCGGTCGCTTCGGCTGCGCCGGCGGATCCCCTCCTCGGGGCACCACGACCAGGACAGCACGTCGACAGACCCGTCGGCCATCGGGAATACGAGCGTCAGGCTCGACAGGTCGGTGGTCGTCGAAAGGTCAAGCCCAGCCCAGCACTCACGGCCGGAAAGAGCATCCGGGTCGGTCCCGCTCGAGTAGCAGGCGTTCCACGCATCCGCAGCCAACCAGGTCTCCTTGCTCTCGGTCCACTGGCACAGGTACAGCTGCCGGAACGCCGTCTCGTAGCTCGGCAGTTCCTTTGCCTTCGCGCACTCCGCTGCGAGAAACTCCTCCTTGACCGTCACGCCCAGCGACGGGTTCGCCTTCGCCCAGACCTTGGGGCTCTTCCAGTCGGCCTCCATCGGCACCCCGTAGAGCACCGGCATGAAGCCGTGGTCCTCGATGATGCCGTCCCGCACCTTCTCGGCGTAGTCGTGCATCTCCCAGCACAGGCTGTTTCGGTCGTGGCCGGCCGTCGTGATCGACACCCGCAGCGGCTGCTTCCGGGCGCCCATGCTCGTGCTCATCGCGTCGTACAGATCGCGGGTCGCGAAGGTGTGCACCTCGTCGAACACGCAGCAGCTGGCGTTCTTTCCGTGCTTCGTTCCCGCGTCGCTCGAGAGGATCTCAAGCTTGGAGACGCCAAAGGTAATGACGTTTCGGAACACGTCGACCTGAGAACCGAGCGCTGGGTTTGACTGCACCATCTGCCGGCATGCGTCGCCGACCAGTGCCGCCTGATCGCGTGCGCTGGCGCAGCAATACACCTCGGCGCCCGGCTCCTTGTCGCACAGCAGCATGTACAGCGCGAGCCCGGCAACCAGCGTGCTCTTGCCGTTCTTTCTGGGCACCTCGATGTAGGCGTCGGTGAATCTCCGGGTCCCGTCGGCCTTCTTCCAGCAGAGCAGGGCACCGAGCAGGTCGCGCTGCCACGGAAGCAGCTCGAACGCCTTGCCGGCCCACACACCCTTCTGGTGCTTGAGAAACCCGAAGAAAGTGTCGATGCGCTGCAGCTCGTCGGCGTCAAACCAATCGCCAGCGGCCTTGGTGGCCGATGCGCTGAAGCCCGCGACAGGCGCGAGCTTAGGCGGTCTTTGACTTGAGGAGCGCTTCGATGCCCGAGGCATCCCCCTTCGACTTTCCTGAAGCCACAAGTCCAACACGCGATGCAGGAGTCAGCCCGAACTCCCGAGACAACTTCGCGACCTGATCCCGAGCCTCGTCGCGAGCCTTCTTCCAAGGAGAGATATACGAACCCTGCTTTGTTTCAAGCACCAGACCCTTTTCCTTGCATTCAGCCGCCATGCGCTCGAACTCGGCCTGGTAGTACGCGAGGGCGTTGTGCGCCTTGTAGTCCTCGGCGGCGTACACGCCCAGCCGGCGCAGGTCCTCGATCAGCCGGTCGAAGTGCCTGCGGGCAAGCTCGTCGCTGGCGATCTCCGGCAGCATCAGCGCCGGCCCGTCAGTGCCCTGCGGCTCAGGCGGCCTCGCGGCGCCCTTTTCGCTGCCTCTGAACTTCAAGATCGCGGTCGGAGTCGGTTTGCGTCCCATCACGAAGCCTCCCCTCGGTCGATTCGGGAGCCGCGTGCAGATGCC